TTACTTCTTCGCCTCTGCAACCACTTTACTACCCACGCCGCGGTTATTGTATTCCCACATGCGGTTGTAGTTAGTGTCATTCAGATTGCGCTGTATTTCGTCGTTATCATCTACGCTGCCGGTATTACCCGCAAACGGACGATTAGAGATCACCGCATCGGCCCACGGTTTAGCCGTGTTAAAACCTTCGTTGATGGCGCTATCACGGATCACCACCTGACCGTTGGTATTGGCATCAACATCCAGCGAGCGGCCCAGTTGCGCCACACCATCACCGAAAGCATTGAAACGGCTGTTTACGGCGAGGAAACCGTAGTAAATGTTGGACAGCGTAGCCGGTGCAAACACATACGCTTCTTGCTGAGTACGTGAGTTCACCACGCGGAATTCGGTGTTATCGAACACCACTGCGCCGCGACCAGAAACGATATCCACATCCCCTTCAATGTAGCTGTTGGTCACCAGCGTACGCGGCTGACGGTTGGTTTCCAGACGGTTCTGCACACCGCTGTTGGTGACAAAGAAGGTGTTCTGACGACCGAGAATGTTAACGTTGTTAATCTGTACCTGGTCACCATCAGTACGCAGTGCCACCGCCGGATGGTTACCTGCATCTACGCTATCGCCCAGCGTGTTTTCGATGGTCAGATTTTGCAGTTGCAGGCCATTGTTTTGTGACCAGAAGACCGCAGAGCAGAGAACACCGATACTGTCGCTGCGTTTGCTCTGGCAGCTATCGTACATATACCACGCTGGTTTACCTGGCATATATTTGCCGCGCGGGTTGACGTCGTGACGCCAGTCGGCAGGGCTCATGCCCCCATCAAGGGAAAGCCCAATCTTCACATCAATCGGTTTTTCACCTGTACCGTACAGAGTAATTCCACCCGGAGCAGCAGGGACATACACCGTTCCCTGATACTCACCAGGCATCACGGCAATATACTGGCGCTTGTTAGTGCGCTTGATAATTGCCGCATCTACCGCCGCCTGAATCGTGGTATGCGTTACACCTTGAGTACCCGCCGGGCCGACAACAAAGTCAGGTTGCGCAGGCAGGGTAATCGGGGAAGGATTCCACGCTGCAGCACCTGGTGTCAGGGATGCAAAATAGTGTTGAGCATCGAAATTCTGCGCTTCTTTTGCCGACAGAATCGGGCGAGAAGAGGTACCAGGCGCGGTTTGATCAGAAGGACGTTGATCGGGTGGTGTTGAGCTACAGGCGGTCAGCGTCACGCCAAAAGCCAATGCCAGCGCCAGACGGGAAACTGAAAATGTGTTCACAGGTTGCTCCGGGCTATGAAATAGAAAAATGAATCCGTTGAAGCCTGCTTTTTTATACTAAGTTGGCATTATAAAAAAGCATTGCTTATCAATTTGTTGCAACGAACAGGTCACTATCAGTCAAAATAAAATCATTATTTGATTTCAATTTTGTCCCACTCCCTGCCTCTGTCATCACGATACTGTGATGCCATGGTGTCCGACTTATGCCCGAGAAGATGTTGAGCAAACTTATCGCTTATCTGCTTCTCATAGAGTCTTGCAGACAAACTGCGCAACTCGTGAAAGGTAGGCGGATCCCCTTCGAAGGAAAGACCTGATGCTTTTCGTGCGCGCATAAAATACCTTGATACTGTGCCGGATGAAAGCGGTTCGCGACGAGTAGATGCAATTATGGTTTCTCCGCCAAGAATCTCTTTGCATTTATCAAGTGTTTCCTTCATTGATATTCCGAGAGCATCAACATGCAATGCTGTTGGGATGGCAATTTTTACGCCTGTTTTGCTTTGCTCGACATAAAGATATCCATCTACGATATCAGACCACTTCATTTCGCATAAATCACCAACTCGTTGCCCGGTAACAACAGCCAGTTCCATTGCAAGTCTGAGCCAACATGGTGATGATTCTGCTGCTTGATAAATTTTCAGGTATTCGTCAGCCGTAAGTCTTGATCTCCTTACCTCTGATTTTGCTGCGCGAGTGGCAGCGACAGGGTTTGTTGTTATATGGCCTTCAGCTATTGCCTCTCGGAATGCATCGCTCAGTGTTGATCTGATTAACTTGGCTGACGCCGCCTTGCCCTCGTCTATGTATCCATTGAGCATTGCCGCAATTTCTTTTGTGGTGATGTCTTCAAGTGGAGCATCAGGCAGACCCCTCCTTATTGCTTTAATTTTGCTCATGTAATTTATGAGTGTCTTCTGCTTGATTCCTCTGCTGGCCAGGATTTTTTCGTAGCGATCAAGCCATGAATGTAACGTAACGGAATTATCACTGTTGATTCTCGCTGTCAGAGGCTTGTGTTTGTGTCCTGAAAATAACTCAATGTTGGCCTGTATGGCTTCAGTGATTGCGATTCGCCTGTCTCTGCCTAATCCAAACTCTTTACCCGTCCTTGGGTCCCTGTAGCAGTAATATCCATTGTTTCTTATATAAAGGTTAGGGGGTAAATCCCGGCGCTCATGACTTCGCCTTCTTCCCATTTCTGATCCTCTTCAAAAGGCTACCTGTTACTGGTCGATTTAAGTCAACCTTTACCGCTGATTCGTGGAACAGATACTCTCTTCCATCCTTAACCGGAGGAGGGAATATCCTGCACTCGCGTACCCATCGACGAACTGTTTCAAGGCTTCTTGGGCGTCGCTGGCGTGCGTTCCACTCCTGAAGTGTCAAGTACATCGCAAAGTCTCCGCAATTACACGCAAGAAAAAACCGCCATCAGGCGGCTTGGTGTTCTTTCAGTTCTTCAATTCGAATATTGGTTACGTCTGCATGTGCTATCTGCGCCCACAGCATCCAGTGGTCATAGCAGTCGCTGATGTTCTCGGCTTCGATAACTCTGTTGAATGGTTCTCCATTCCATTCACCTGTGACTCGGAAGTGCATTTATCATCTCCATAAAACAAAACCCGCCGTAGCGAGTTCAGATAAAAGAAATCCTCGTCAGTGCGAGGATGCTGTTCATTGCTGCTATACACTTTTTTGCTCTCAACGTAAGCGGTAGCCCATTCTGTTGGGTTGGTGCAGTTGCTTTTAGGAAATGCTATTTACCCCTTAAATTTCGGCTGAAAGAGCTAAAATCCATGCAAAAAATTTACGCAATTTTGTGTATTATTGTGCAGTAAGTAATGAGCTATTTTCTGCGCAAAAAATGGATGGTAAATTTGTCCGGGTCAGGAAAAATTTTATGGGCGCTAAACATGAAAAAAGATTCGTATCCTTATTTGATTTGCATGACAGTTTCAGGGCTGATCTTTATTTTCCTTTTCTTCTGGTGGCGGGCAGATATCTACAGGGTCACGTTTCTTAATCAGAGTATATCCCACTATTACATTCTGTTTAGCATGGGAATAGCTTTTCTGTTATCTCTGTTTTGGGTTAAGAAGGGGATAGTAAAACAAAGAGGCTGGAAGAGTCTGTCAGCATACCTTAAGGTTTATGCAGGGATGTGCATATTTGCTGGATTTTTTCTGATTATACCCCTTACGACACTAACTTATTTTTTGCCTGGAGAGACATCGTCTTATGTTGCACCGTATCGGTATACTTCCGGTAGTTCAAAAAGTTGTTCTGGAGCTGAGGTGGATGACCCCGAACTACATGAGAATATTCGCATTTGCTATCCGTATGGCAATTATGAGTACGATAATATTATCTATGTTGAAAAGAAAATTAATATATTAGGTGCGGTAGTGACATATGCACAGACCGCGCGTGATGATACTGAATGATATAGTATATAGCGGGCAAGTTTTAGTTAATTTATCGAGGTAATATAATTTACCTCGACTCGTTTGTTCTGGTATTAATATTTCGCTTTACGACCGATTTTTATCTGATGATATCATGCGGTTTTCATATACTGACTTACTGTCTTTTCTCCGTTAGCGATTTTCTCCTGCTCAGCGATGATTTTATCTTTGGCTTCTAGTTAATTTCGCTCACTTCGAACCTCTCTGTTTACTGATAAGCTCCAGATCCTCCTGGCAACTTGCACAAGTCCGACAACCCTGAACGACCAGGCGTCTTCGTTCATCTATCGGATCGCCACACTCACAACAATGAGTGGCAGATATAGCCTGGTGGTTCAGGCGGCGCATTTTTATTGCTGTGTTGCGCTGTAATTCTTCAATTTCTGATGCTGAATCAATGATGTCTGCCATCTTCCATTAATCCCTGAATTGTTGGTTAATACGCTTGAGGGTGAATGCGAATAATAAAAAAGGAGCCTGTAGCTCCCTGATGATTTTGCTTTTCATGTTCATCGTTCCTTAAAGACGCCGTTTAACATGCCGATTGCCAGGCTTAAATGAGTCGGTGTGAATCCCATCAGCGTTACCGTTTCGCGGTGCTTCTTCAGTACGCTACGGCAAATGTCATCGACGTTTTTATCCGGAAACTGCTGTCTGGCTTTTTTGATTTCAGAATTAGCCTGACGGGCAATGCTGCGAAGGGCGTTTTCCTGCTGAGGTGTCATTGAACAAGTCCCATGTCGGCAAGCATAAGCACACAGAATATGAAGCCCGCTGCCAGAAAAATGCATTCCGTGGTTGTCATACCTGGTCTCTCTCATCTGCTTCTGCTTTCGCCACCATCATTTCCAGCTTTTGTGAAAGGGATGCGGCTAACGTATGAAATTCTTCGTCTGTTTCTACTGGTATTGGCACAAACCTGACTCCAATTTGAGCGAGGCTATGTGCCATCTCGATACTCGTTCTTAACTCAACGGGAGATGCTTTGTGCATACAGCTCCCCGTTTATTATTTATCTCCTCAGCCAGCCGCTGTGCTTTCAGGGGATTTCGGATAACAGAAAGGCCGGGAAATACCCAGCCTCGCTTCGTAACGGAGTAGACGAAAGTGATCGTGCCTACCCGGATATTATCGTGAGGATGCTTCATCGCCATTGCTCCCCAAATACAAAACCAATTTCAGCCAGTGCCACGTCCATTTTTTCGATGAACTCCGGCACCATCTCGTCAAAATTCGCCATGTACTTTTCATTCCGCTCAATCACGACATAATGCAGGCCTTCACGCTTCATACGCGGGTCATAGTTGGCAAAGTACCAGGCATCTTTTCGCGTCACCCACATGCTGTACTGCACCTGGGCCATGTAAGCCGATTTTATGGCCTCGAAACCACCGAGCCGGAACTTCATGAAATCCCGGGAGGTAAACGGGCATTTCAGTTCAAGGCCGTTGCCGTCACTGCATAAACCATCGGGAGAGCAGGCGGTGCGCATACTTTCGTCGCGATAGATGATCGGGGATTCAGTAACATTCACGCCGGAAGTGAATTCAAACAGGGTTCTGGCGTCGTTCTCGTACTGTTTTCCCCAGGCCAGCGCCTTAGCATTAACTTCCGGAGCCACACCGGTGCAAACCTCAGCCAGCAGGGTGTGGAAGTAGGACATTTTCATGTCAGGCCACTTCTTTCCTGAGCGGGGCTTTGCTATCACGTTGTGAACTTCTGAAGCGGTGATGACGCCGAGCCGTAATTTGTGCCATGCATCATCCCCCTGTTCGACAGCTCTCACGTCGATCCCGGTACGCTGCAGGATAATGTCCGGTGTCATGCTGCCACCTTCTGCTCAGTGGCTTTCTGTTTCAGGAATCCAAGAGCTTTCACTGCTTCGGCCTGTGTCAGTTCTGACGATGCGCGAATGTCGCGGCGAAATATCTGGGAACAGAGCGGCAATAAGTCGTCATCCCATGTTTTATCCAGGGCGATCAGCAGAGTGTTAATCTCCTGCATGGTTTCATCGTTAACCGGAGTGATGTCGCGTTCTGGCTGACGTTCTGCAGTGTATGCGGTATTTTCGACAATGCGCTCGGCTTCATCCTTGTCATAGATACCAGCAAATCCGAAGGCCAGACGGGCACACTGAATCATGGCTTTATGCCGTAACATCCGTTTGGGATGCGACTGCCACGGCCCCGTGATTTCTCTGCCTTCGCGAGTTTTGAATGGTTCGCGGCGGCATTCATCCATCCATTCGGTAACGCAGATCGGATGATTACGGTCCTTGCGGTAAATCCGGCATGTACAGGATTCATTGTCCTGCTCAAAGTCCATGCCATCAAACTGCTGGTTTTCATTGATGATGCGGGACCAGCCATCAACGCCCACCACCGGAACGATGCCGTTCTGCTTATCAGGGAAGGCGTAAATTTCTTTCGTCCACGGATTAAGGCCGTACTGGTTGGCGACGATCAACAATGCGATGAACTGCGCATCGCTGGCATCACCTTTAAATGCCGTCTGGCGAAGAGTGGTGATCAGTTCCTGTGGGTCGACAGAATCCATGCCGACACGTTCAGCCAGCTTCCCTGCCAGCGTTGCGAGTGCTGTACTCATCCGTTTTATACCTCTGAATCAATATCAACCTGGTGGTGAGCAATGGTTTCAACCATGTACTGGATGTGTTCTGCCATGCGCTCCTGAAACTCAACATCGTCATCAAACGCACGGGTAATGGCTTTTTTGCTGGCCCCGTGGCGTTGCAAATGATCGATGCATAGCGATTCAAACAGGTGCTGGGGCAGGCCTTTTTCCATGTCGTCTGCCAGTTCTGCCTCTTTCTCTTCACGGGCGATCTGCTGGTAGTGACGCGCCCAGCTCTGAGCCTCAAGACGATCCTGAATGTAATAAGCGTTCATGGCTGACCTCCTGAAAATGGCTGTGAAAATATCGCCCGCGAAATGCCAGGCTGATTAGGAAAACAGGAAAGGGGATTAGTGATTCAGGCCGTTACCGCGTCCGTCGAGAAAAACTTCCACGAGCAAATCACGGGTATAAGTGCGCTCGATGCCGCGATGCAGATAAAGCCGTCCGCGTAAATTAGCTGATGCAGTCCAGGTACCATCTTTGTGTTTGACCAGCATTCCTGGCATGACCGCACCTCGATTAACGGTCTGCGTTCCATAATGTTGATGAACCATAAAAACTCCTGCCCGTAAGCTGGGCTGCTGAACATATAGAGACTTCTGCGCGTATTCAGGCGGTGGATGGCCGCCGGTTGTCATAACTAAGCCGCCTCGTTGAAGCGACTAAGGTATGAAATGTTGAGTTAATTTCAGCTGGTCACACCGACGTTCACGCGTCCGTTTCACCCCTCGCACTCCCCGAAGCCTGCTGAAATTCAAACTGCGGATCTAAGCGGTCATCGCAACGGTGAATCAGGTAGTTGCCGTATCGTTGTGTTGTTGCGATGAACTTATTTAAAACTATAGTTGTTTTATCGTCAACAACAAAAGTTGTTTTATTGGTTGTTTTAGATATAACTGGTTGTATTTAGGATGGATTTATTTTGTGACTTGAATCGCATAGCGATAACTGAAGCGAGGTTATGGTGGTTTTTTTAACGGTGTGTGTGTGATGAGGGGAGGGCAAAAGAAAACCCGGCACGGTGACCGGGATTCTTACGCCGTTAGGTAAAGATATTATTGCGGTGGCTTAATATTACTACCTAGAGCAAAGATAGGAATTAGTTCTTTACTGAATGAGCACAATGCCCAGTTGATAATTTTTAATTGGTACTACCCATGCTTCCTATATGTCTGCGGCATGCTCCCAATAACCTTACCGAAGATGAACACCCGGTTCATCTCGTCTTTCTCGATCGGGTCCCACGGTGAGTAGCTTTTGTTATCAGAGATGACCAGCAGCTTATCCTTCATCATTTGCAGGCGCTTTACATGGGCTGTGTCGTCGTACAGAAACGCATAGATACCATCACCGTCGAAAGATTTAACTGTGATATCAACGAACAGCAGATCACCTGGTTCGATCGTTCCTGACATGCTGTCACCACGCACGTTAATGATGCGGATATTTTCCGCCTTCCTACCATCGAACATGTGACGAGCATCGTCAAACGAGTACTCAACCGAGCGTAGAACTTCTACAAACTCACGGTTGATGACTCCCGGCCCAGCACTGACTTCTATATCAAGAACGTCAATCTTGAAGTATTTGGAATGGCTGACAGTTGATTGTATTGGTTGCACTGTACTGTCTGACATATTTCCAACGCCAGAAGATAACCATTCTGCGCGCACACCCAAAGCGTTCGCGATCTCCACGATTTTAGTTGTTTGATTAGCTTTCCCTGTTTCGATTTTCTGAATAGCAGCCTGGCTAACCCCGACCAAATCCCCAAGCGCCTTTTGTGTAAGGCCTCGCGCTAATCTGGCTTCTTTAAGTCTTTCTGAGAGTGTTGTTTTCATAGTCCAAATGTACAACCAAGGTTTTATTCCATCAAACGAAAATGGTTGTTGACTAAAAACAACCATAGTTTTAATCTTGATTCAAATTAACCACGGAGGTTGTTATGAACCCAGCTATCAAAACAGCGATCAATATCGTTGGTTCACAAAAGAAACTGGGCGCTGCTTGCGAAGTTTCACAGCAGGCCGTCTATAAGTGGCTTCACAACAAAGCAAAGGTATCCCCTGAACATGTCGGCAGCATTGTTACGGCTACTGGTGGAGTAGTGAAGGCATACCAGATTCGCCCGGATCTTCCGAAGTTGTTTCCACACACCGAAAAGAACGCAGCTTAAATTTCCATTTCACGCTCTTTAACAATAAGCAATCAACTTAACAGTCAATTCAAACTAAAGGAGTCAATTATGCAACCACTTACATACCAACAGACTAGCGGATTTAGCCCGACTGCGGTGATAAATCGTTCTCAAACAAAACAGGTGCCAGGCCACGAAAAAATCCGTGATGCCGTCCGCGCCTGGTCGGCTGAAGATAATCAGGATGTCGTTGCCACACTCATTGTGAATGAGTATCGGGAGCAGGGCGGCGGCACCATCGATTTCCCTGATGATGTCAGCCGTGCACGCCAGAAGCTGTTCCGCTTCCTCGATAACAAATTCGATTCTGAAAAATACCGAAATAACGTGCGTGAACTGACCCCGGCAATTCTGGCGGTACTACCGCTGGAATATCGCGGTTACCTGGTTGAGCAGGATAGCTTCATGGCTAGGTTGGCTGAAATGGAAAAGGAACTCAGTGAGGCAAAACAGGCTGTCATTCTCAACGCACCACGCCACCAGAAACTGAAGGAAATTAGTGAAGGTATTGTGTCGATGTTTCGTGTGGACCCAGATCTGGCTGGTCCATTGATGGCGATGGTTACTACCATGCTGGGGGCGATATGACAGGTTCAGAAATGGCGAAAGCCGGTCTGCTGGAACAGAACCGACTTTCAGGTGCAAATCGTAACACACTCATTGCGGGAGGAATTATGGCAAACACTGCTGAGATATTCAATTTTCCAGTGCCGGATGCGGCACAAAAGGAGCCGCGCGTGGCAGATCTCGATGATGGTTATACGCGCATTGCAAATGAGTTGCTGGAAGCTGTGATGCTGGCCGGATTAACACAGCACCAGCTTCTGGTCTTTCTGGCTGTCATGCGCAAAACATATGGCTTTAATAAAAAACTGGATTGGGTTAGCAACGAGCAACTTTCCGAATTAACCGGGATATTGCCGCACAAGTGTTCTGCTGCAAAAAGTGTTCTGGTAAAGCGTGGGATTTTTATTCAGAGCGGGCGGAATACCGGCATTAATAATGTGGTCAGTGAATGGTCAACATTACCCGAATCAGGTAAGAAAAATAAAGTTTACCTGAAAGAGGTAAATTTACCTGAATCAGGTAAAAAAAGTTTACCCAAATCAGGTAAAGGCGTTTACCCGAATCAGGTAAACACAAAAGACAAACTAACAAAAGACAATATAAAACCTTTTTCGTCCGAGAATTCTGGCGAATCCTCTGACCAACCAGAAAACGATCTTCCTGTGGTGAAACCGGATGCTGCAATTCAGAGCGGCAGCAAGTGGGGGACAGCAGAAGACCTGACCGCCGCAGAGTGGATGTTTGACATGGTGAAGACCATCGCGCCATCAGCCAGAAAACCGAATTTTGCAGGGTGGGCTAACGATATCCGCCTGATGCGTGAACGTGACGGACGTAACCACCGCGACATGTGCGTGCTGTTCCGCTGGGCATGCCAGGACAACTTCTGGTCCGGTAACGTGCTAAGTCCGGCCAAACTCCGCGACAAGTGGACCCAGCTCGAAATCAACCGTAACAAGCAACAGGCAGGAGTGACAGCCGGAAAATCAAAACTGGACCTGACAAACACTGACTGGATTTATGGGGTGGATTTATGAAAAACATCGCCGCACAAATGGTTAACTTTGACTGTGAGCAGATGCGCCGGATCGCCAACAACATGCCGGAACAGTACGACGAAAAGCCACAGGTACAGCAGGTAGCGCAGATCATCAACGGTGTGTTCAGGCAGTTACTGGCAACTTTCCCGGCGAGCCTGGCTAACCGTGACCAGAATGAACTGAACGAAATCCGCCGCCAGTGGGTTCTGGCTTTCCGGGAAAACGGGATCACCACAATGGAACAGGTTAACGCAGGAATGCGCGTAGCCCGTCGGCAGAATCGACCATTCCTGCCATCACCCGGGCAGTTTGTTGCCTGGTGCCGGGAAGAAGCATCCGTTACCGCCGGGCTGCCAAACGCCAGCGAGCTGGTTGATATGGTTTACGAGTATTGCCGGAAGCGTGGGCTGTATCCGGATGCAGAGTCTTATCCGTGGAAATCAAACGCGCACTACTGGCTGGTTACCAACCTGTATCAGAACATGCGGGCCAATGCGTTGACTGACGCGGAATTACGGCGCAAGGCTGCCGATGAACTGTCCTGTATGACCGCACGAATTAACCGTGGTGAGGCTATACCTGAACCAGTAAAACAACTTCCTGTCATGGGCGGTAGACCTCTAAATCGTGCACAGGCTCTGGCGAAGATCGCAGAAATCAAAGCTAAGTTTGGGCTGAAAGGGGGAAAAGCATTATATAAAAAGATTTCGAAATAATGCATTGATTTTTATGTTTTTTTCTGTTCAGGTTCTATTGGTTGAAATTAATGCCACTGGGAATAAAAGTTTTAGCAAAGCCCTTCAAAAATGTTGCTGTTGTAAGCTAGAATAATGCGCCAAATTTACATTGCTGAAACCTGGAATATAGGATGAAAATCATACAGTTACAAATGGTATTTTTTTACGATTCATCAACGACTGTCGATTTCGATGGAATGTCGTATTTTATTAGGCAAACTTTTAAAAAGAAGGCAGGTATTGAATTAACAAACAATATGATGTTGGGCGTTTTACCTATGGATACCCCACCAGAGATTCCTCGTCTCCAATTGTTTTCTATAGATAATAAATTTAGAGTTCAATGCTCACTGCAGAGATGTGATTTGTTTTTTGAACGTATGGATTCTGAGCAAGAGGTAGACTTACATTTGTTTCAAGAAGTTTTCGATAGTGTGGTTGATATCCATAAAGAACTCAATAAGGATATTATCAGAATAGGCTTGGTGGCCGTTAAGGCGGAATTAAACAACAACCCAAACAAAGAGATTGTTAAAAACTATCTTAGTAACAACATGCAGAATGATAGCGAAATAATTGAAGATATTAATTTAATGTATAATAAAAAATTCGAGTTTGAGCAGTCCATATTTAATTGTCATTTGTCGATTATGTCAGGATATGATCTTGTCAGAGAACAACCAATGCTAGTGAAACAGATCGATGTGAATACAATCGAGAGTTTTATATTTAAAGATAAATATACCGCAGAAAAAACAAAAAAAGCCTTTTTAAGTAAAGTGAATGAAATTCAGTAATGTGAGGTGGCTGAATGAATAAGGATGATAATAAAAAGGATATAAAAAGAATTGCAAATAATAATGCTATAGTCAACGATGACATGGCAAAAAGAACTGCGCATCATTCACTTTATTCTAATTCACAAGTATCGAATAGTACATCTACGTATACAGGAGGGGTACAAAAAATTAGTAATTTGCAGATAGATAATAAAACTGCAACAGCTTCAAATAAAGAGCGGGAAAGTATATCTATCAAAGACGCGGCACCACAAAACTTAATAAAAACCTCTCTTTTTGTTAATGAAAAAGAAATGTTGCATGAAGCTATAAAATACAGTTCAAAAGCAACTGTGCCGGTGATGGATAATACTGTCTCTAATGCCATTTTATCTAATTACTTTGTTAATAATAATTCTGAATCTACAATTTCTTTTAATAAAGAGAATGTAAAAAAATATACAAAAAGTGATATTGATAACATCCTCTGGAAAAATATCAATGATCAACTAACCAATTTTTCGCAAGAGTTGAATAAGAGCAAAAAGAATATTAATGATACTAAAAGAAAAATAGGTAAGGTAATGTCTTCATTATCTCAGCAAACTGCAAAGATTGAGCAATTTGATGCAACATTATCAAATGCTGAAAAAGATATACATGAGAAAGTTAAAAGCTTTGAATCGGAAGTAATTACAGCAAGGAACTCAATGCTGGGTGTCATTGCTTTATTTGCTTCTTTCTTTACTTTCATTTCTATTTCAGTAAACGTATTTTCTCGCGATATGTCTTTAAGCATGTCAATCTCAGTTTTGTTAGTGATATGGTCGTGCTTAATTAGCTTTATCTTTGTTTTTATGGCAGGGATTAGCAAGGGAGGAGCTTTTTTTACAAGCTCATCATTTATTAAGCATGCCATTTTTATGGTTGTGCTTTTTATTTCATCTTTCGCACTCCCTAAAGTTATTTTTAATATCTTTGCAATTAGCTGACTATCAGATGTTATCTTCAGTTGTTTAGGGTTGATTTAAAAGCGAATCTTAATATTTTCAAGTTTTGAATTTAGAAATAAAAAAGCCATAATATTGTCATCGGAGCCTAAAAAACTCCGGTGACTTCTGCGCTAAACGGGGACGTTTATGCGCACACACAATCCAAACTCTCATCTCCATTCACAGATGCAGAAATGCACCTACGATTTTTTACATTCGGTGTTTTACTTCGACAGCCAGAATTGGGAGTCTCTATTCGTCTGGCGGCTAAAGGTGATATGGAAATCGTTATGTTTTGGCCTGAGGTAGTTGTAACTGTTGTAGCAACTATGGCTGTGATCATCATGGTGTCCATTTACTGGGGTTGACGACATGATTTATCCGGCGCTATATTCTGTGCGTTGCCGCAAAATCGGCACACGGGATTGGCGTCCCGGGATACTACTCAACGCATACCGCGTTAAGCGGTTTTTTTGTGCGCTAAGCACGGCTATGCCCAAATTATGGTGGGCTGTGTGAGGGCTTCTTCGGAAGCGCCGGGTTTGAGTAGCCGGTTACGCCAACCTTACACAGTTCACCACCAGTCGATTGGCGTCGTTGGTGGTGATGGTTAACCTGATGAGGTGATACTATGACTACTCAATTAGCATTCCACAAAACGACGTTTACCCCGATTTGCCACAATAACAGAATTTGGCTTACTGCCACTGAAGTTGGTTTAGCACTGGAATATGCGGACGATAAAGCAGTTCAGCGCATTTACTCTCGGCACTCAGATGAATTCACAGATCTGATGACAAGGGTGGTCAAAGTGACCACCCCTCGTGGAATGCAGGAGTCTCGAGTATTTAGCCTTCGCGGAGCCCATTTGATCGCCATGTTTGCTCGTACTCCTGTGGCCAAAGAATTCCGCCGCTGGGTGCTGGATCTTCTCGATCGAGAAATTCAACAATTCCCAATCACAAAACAATTCACTGATAACGAACTTTGCACACTTGCTTGGTTATGGCGAGCAAGTGATGTGATGTTAACTGCCTGCCAGAACGTTACTCCACTTCTTCAGGTCGCGGAGCACCGCGAAGCCGGTCGCTTTACTTCTATCGAGCAAGAATATCCCCAGATACTCAACAGAGCGCGAGCAATCCTCGCCAGAGAAACGGCACATGTAAAATTCCAGCCTTGGCAGGATGATAAGTGGAGTCGAGTGTTACCATATTTCCGTCAGGAAAGGTTGCAGTAATTTCACTGAGCTACGCGAACCGGTCATGACTCGTCATCGATTTTGCAGAATGCTGAGAAGGTAAGGTATTGGATGCCGCTGTCAGCAGCATCACAGCAGGATAGAAAGTAATTGTGTCGTGACAGCATAAATGCGGTGTCAACATTAAACAGGAGTTAGAAAATGAATTCACAGTTACCAGTGCTGCGCGAAGTTAACATCGACAATAATGAATGTGTTGTCACGATAGCTCAAACTGGCAAATCAACATGGAGCGCGTCCGGCTTCTCCATTGAGCATAGCATCACCCAGCCTAAAGCATCTGACCCTAGATATATGAAACAGGAGGAAGATAAATGAAATTCTCTCGAATTGAACAAAGTCCAACAACGGATGAGGGTAACTACGTGAAAATCGATCATGACTTTGGCTATTTTCTAGATCTTAATAAAATGGCCTCGATAGCTAACTATGAGGATGAGTCTGCCGCGCTATTAAAATTGATGCTAATTCATGAGGACTTTCTTCGGGTTGTTATTGAAAACTTACGACCTGATGGCTCTGAAAAATACAATTCGATAAGAAGTTATAAGTATTTTGCGTCAAAGCTGTCTGCCGCAGTTCTGTTAGGGCTTCCTGTCTCGCTTGCAGACGCTATGGCTGAGCTCAACACAATACGTAACAAGTACGCTCATAAAATTGAATATGTAATTACAAATGAAGAGGTTGATAAACTCGCAGAATCGATTAAAAACATAAAGTTAGAAGAGATTAACCATGGTGACTACGTGCATCAAGTTGTTGAGCCAATTCTCAAGGATGGAATCTACGCTATAGCGTTGATGAAAGAGCTACCTCCTGATCTTGAAGAAAATCGCATTCGTATTTGTAAGTTAGTCACTAGCGCGCATTGTATGTGTTTGCTCGGGGCCTTCTGGTTAATTAACACTCTGCACGTAAAGGGTAAGCTCAAGCTTTCCAAGGCCTGAGTAGATCAATCGTGTCATTTTCGCAAAATTGATTCTCCGTCATCAATTCGCCATAATTGTATCACCGGAACCTGAACAACTCCGGTGACTTCTGCGCTAAACGGGGACGTTTATGCGCACATACAATCCAAACTCTCTTCTCCCTTCACAGATGCAGAGATGCACCTGCGATTTTTTGCATCCAGCGTTTGACCTCTGCGGAGGTGAAGCGTGAACCTCCCACAAGACGGCATCAAATTGCATCGTGGTAACTTCACTGCTATCGGCCAGCAGATCCAGCCTTATCTGGAGGAAGGCAAATGCTTTCGCATGGTGCTTAAACCGTGGCGTGAGAAACGCAGCCTTTCCCAGAATGCACTCAGCCACATGTGGTACAGCGAAATCAGTGAATACCTCATAAGCAGGGGGAAATCGTTCGCTACTGCAGCATGGGTAAAAGATGCTCTCAAACACACATACCTCGGTTATGAAACCAAAGAACTGGTTGATGTCATAACCGGTGAAATCACCACTATTCAGTCGTTACGCCATACCTCCGACCTCGATACCGGAGAGATGTATGTCTTCCTGTGTAAGGTTGAAGCCTGGGCGGTGAATATTGGCTGCCACCTGACTATTCCGCAGAGCTGCGAGTTCCAGCTGCTCCGTGACAAGCAGGAGGCGTAATGGCTACACCGCTTATTCGTGTCATGAACGGACACATCTACAGAGTATCAAATCGTCGTAAGCGTAAGCCTGAGCCGAAGCCATCCGAAATACCAACACTGCTCGGATATACCGCCAGCCTGGTTGATAAAAAATGGTTGCGACTGGCAGCAAGGAGGAATCATGGCTGATTTGAGAAAAGCAGCGCGTGGTCGGGAATGCCAGGTAAGAATCCCTGGCGTATGTAATGGCAATTCTGAAACGTCTGTACTGGCACATATCCGGCTGACTGGATTGTGCGGCACCGGTACCAAACCGCCAGACCTGATTGCCACCATTGCATGTTCTGCCTGCCACGACGAAATCGACCGCCGCACACATTTTGTCGATGCTGCATATGCAAAAGAATGCGCGCTGGAAGGTATGGCGAGAACACAGGTTATCTGGCTGAAAGAGGGGGTTATTAAGGCGTGAATACCTACAGCATCACATTACCCTGGCCTCCGAGCAATAATCGCTATTACCGCCATAATCGCGGGCGCACGCACGTCAGCGCAGAGGGGCAGGCATACCGCGATAACGTCGCCCGAATCATTAAAAACGCAATGCTGGATATCGGCCTGGCTATGCCTGTGAAAATCCGCATTGAGTGCCACATGCCGGATCGCCGTCGCCGTGACCTGGATAATCTGCAAAAAGCCGCTTTTGACGCACTCACTAAAGCAGGTTTCTGGCTGGATGATGCTCAGGTCGTTGATTACCGCGTTGTGAAGATGCCTGTTACCAAAGGTGGGAGGCTGGAACTGACCATCACCGAAATGGGGAATGAATGATGTTTGAGTTTTATATGGCAGAACGTCTTCGCCACCGCTGGGGGCGTCTGCGCTTATATCGTTTCCCCGGTTCTGTTTTGACCGATTACCGAATACTGAAGAATTACGCCAAAACCCTGACAGGAGCAGGAGTATGAAGTCAGAGATAACAATCAACTAATACTGTTTTGTTGATTTTTGCTTGTAATTGGCGTTCTGGTCTGATTTTTGTGGAGTAAGTTGATGCGTGATATTCAGATGGTTCTTGAGCGTTGGGGAGCGTGGGCGGCTAATAATCATGAAGATGTGACCTGGTCGTCCATTGCCGCCGGTTTTAAGGGATTAATTACTTCAAAAGTAAAATCTCGCCCGCAATGTTGTGACGATGACGCGATGATCATTTGCGGGTGCATGGCCCGTCTGAAAAAGAACAACAGCGATTTGCACGATTTATTAGTAGATTATTATGTAGTCGGTATGACATTCATGTCACTGGCAGGTAAGCATTGCTGCTCTGATGGTTATATCGGGAAAAGGTTACAGAAGGCTGAGGGCATAATTGAAGGGATGTTAATGGCATTAGATATCCGGTTAGAGATGGATATCGTTGTTAATAACTCTAATTAATACGCCAATTATTTACTAAAAGTTATTAAAAATGGGGCGTTGAAACGCCCCCAAAAATAAAGGGTAATATATAACAGAAGGTTTGTATAGTTAGAAGCAAGGTTGTGCTTCTAAAGGAAGTGGCTTGAGGGAGCCACTTATATGTTGGGGAGGCAAAGCCTCCCACAACATATCTTTTAGTAATCAAATTAGAACTGGTAAACCATACCTACAGCAACGATATCATCGGTAGCAACGCCAGATGCTTTCGTGAAATCGCTCTTATCAATCAGGTTGATTTTGTAGTCAACAAAAGTGGACATATTTTTGTTGAAGTAATAGGTTGCACCTACATCAACATATTCAACCAGGTCCTGATCACCCCAAACACCCAAGTCTTTTCCTTTAGAATGCAGGTAAGCAACGGATGGACGCAGGCCGAAGTCGAACTGATATTGTGCAACAGCTTCGAAGTTTTGTGCTTTGTTGGCAATATGGTTATTACCAAAAACAGTCATGTTCTGGGTTTCAGAATAGGTGGTAGCCAGATAGATGTTGTTCGCATCATATTTCAGACCAGCTGCCCATACTTCAGCATTTTGACCAGATGCATTCAGGCTGTTGTTACCGTAGATAACCTGATTATTAGTGCGGTCAGATTTAGCATAGGTTGCACCTACACCGAATCCTTCATACTCATAAGTAGTGGAGAAACCGAAACCATCACCATTAGCTTCAGTTACGTCAGTGCGGTCATTTTTACCCTGATACTGAGCAGCAAAGTTCAGACCATCAACCAGACCAAAGAAGTCATTGTTACGATAAGTTGCAACACCTGTGGTGCGACCAGTCATGAATACATCTGTTTGGGTCCAGGTATCGCCACCGAATTCTGGCAGAACGTCGGTCCATGCACCAATATCGTATGCTACACCGTAGTTACGGCCATAATCGATGGAGCCGTAGTCACCGAATTTCAGGCCAGCGAAGGCAAGACGGGTTTTATCTTTGGAGGAACCTTGAGATTCAGCGCGGTTGCCTTTGAATTCATATTCCCACTGACCGAAACCAGTCAGTTGATCGTTGATTTGGGTTTCACCTTTGAAGCCAAGACGGGCATAAGTAGTATCACCATCATCTGCATCATTAGAGGAGAAGTAGTGCTTAGCATTAACTTTCCCGTACAGATCCAGCTTGTTACTGTCTTTATTATAAATTTCAGCTGCCTGAGCAGACATCGCCATCAGTACTGATGCAGCTACAGCAGAAATTGCCACTGTTAATTTTTTCATCGTGAGCCCTTTTTTTGAACTATTATTAAAAAATGATGTCACTGCGCGATAAATATTCATCTAATCAATGTGATTATTTCAAGATGTAAGTTTTGGTTTCTCATTTGATTTGTGAAGTAGATCTCTATTTTTATCTGAACTTTTTCTATCGAATCCTATTCATGGCTCTTGGCTGAATAAAAATAAATCTATTAGCCAATTTATATTAATGGCTGTTATTTATAAGTGCTCTATAATTTGAAGATTCAATTTAAACCAGCTAAAAATAACGCTGGAAATTATTTGTTGGTTATTTGTTGAGATTTGCTTATGTATTTGTAGTGGTGTTTTCAATACTCGGTAGCATTCTCGCAAATATCATTTAGTGGTTTACGTACGTAAAAAATTGGTTATGCTGTTAAGAGTGGTTACTTCGTCACACAGCTTAAACCCGCCGTCGAGCGGGTTTTTCCATTTTTTGAGTCTCGATATTAGCTGATAACCCAATACCTGAGTTATTCACTGACTCCGAGTCTGTTACGTTTCTGCTTTTTTGCGATACGTTGTATTCCCTCAATTTACACCCGCTTTGTCTGCGAGGTGGGGTTATGAAATCCATGGATAAGTTAACAACGGGTGTCGCCTATGGCACCTCAGCAGGTAGTGCCGGTTACTGGTTTTTACAGCTGCTCGATAAAGTCACGCCCTCACAGTGGGCAGCAATAGGTGTGCTGGGTAGCCTGGTATTTGGCCTGCTGACGTACCTGACAAACCTTTATTTCAAGATTAAAGAAGATAAGCGCAAGGCTGCGAGA